ACATCTTTTTCTGAGAACCATTGGCTTTGAGCATTCCCATCTGTAAAATTGTTCAAGCCATTTATATATATAGCTACTCCACTATCTACTACATCATAACTCGATCCAGAACCGCCTGGTTTAATTTGTAAAGATATTACTTGCGGGTTATGTATCTCCCTATAAAGTTCATTATTACTAGATGGATTTCTGTAAAAATCATCGATTCCAGATTTTCCTACTGGATTATATATATGTATATTCCCTCCAGTTATATAATCTAATTGATCGCTGCCAATAGCTGGTTCGACAATTATAGCTTTTGGGCCCTGCCCATTAGTTAATGTTGCGATGTTGCTAGTTCCATCTGGATCATAGTAAGTCGTCTGTCCACTTGCTCCTAATATTGTACCGAAATTTTTAGTGAAATTTCTCATTTCATCTTCGACCATAATTACATCTCCTGGCTCTATTAGAAGACCTTCAAATCCAGCATTAAAAGAAACTGTTTCAGTCGTGTATAGGGATTCAAATAAAATGTATTTAGCTAATCTATGAGCTTGAGATCTGGAAGTTACACCAATGCCATCTATTTGCTTAAAATTTAATCCTACATATTTAATAGCTTCAGTATCTTCGACGTATTCTGTTGCACTTCTGTAATTATTTTTTTTGTCTAAAAAAGAAACTTCTACAGCAGATAATTTAGTTGATTTATCTACATCTGCATAAGAAAACATTCCGTCTTTAACATTTAAATTATTAAAAATTAGATGAGGGGGAAACTTATTTTCTTTTGGCGCTGTAGTAGTGGTATTATTAAAGTCTTCAAAAAAATAAGGTCTATCCACTTTAACAGTCACGCAAGAATTATTAAAATAAGTCATCGCTCTGAAAGACCGAGCTAAATCTTGAAGCGCTTCAAAAGCCCCTAATTGATCTTTTATAATAATATTGCAGCTAAATCTTGGTTCTAAACCCCCCAACCCATCATCTAGACCAATGAAATAGCCAGCACCGCCATAATCATTTGTTGTTTTGCTCCCATCATTCATTGTGACGGCATCACAATACATGCCTATTTCATACAGGGTCCACTTATCAATAATTTCTACATCTCTTAAGTGGGATCCTATTCCATATCTAGTATTGATCAAAAGATCATAATAAATCCAAGCAGGATTGTCAGACCATCCAAATTTGAATGTTCCATCCCAATTACCATTATAAATTAGATTACCTCTTGTTGACTCGTCACTAGAAAATCTTCTATCAGATCCATCCACATTAATTGGGTTATAATTAGAAGGTATCAAGATTTTTTTACCTTTAAGTCTGAAAGTTCTATTCGGAACCTGCGGAAAGTATTTAGAATCTATAGAAGTGGCAACGTAGCAAGAATTTGGATAGACATAAGTCTGATCATTTATTTCTGTTATAGTGGCGACCCCAATCTCTCTTTTAATTAAATTAGAATAAGTTTCGTATTCTGATTTTCTCACTCTTACAAAATTATATATATCGGTATCAGACAAAGCTGGTAAAGTTATATTTTCCAAACTAATTGAATATGGGGCAGTTATGATTCCGCTTATTGATATTACCCCGTTACCACTACCGAGAGTCACCCCCTTGCCGCTTCTGGTTGTGAATGATGCTGTTTGGGTTGTTTCTACACCATTTTTATTAACCTTTCCTACGACCACCTGTACACTTACGGTTAATGGCAAAGGTGTTCCCATTTTACTTCTTCCTGCATCATTTTCAGATGCAGTAGCATAACTTTTTGTATCGCTAAGACCGTCTATTTGTAAACCGATTGTTAATTTGTTTACATTTTTATCGTAATTTACATAGTTATATGGTTTTTCTAAAACTTCTCTTACTCCTAAATTTTGCCAATTTACAAAGTTTCTAGCGCTTGTACCCTCTCTTCTTACATCTCTACTACCATTGCCCGTTCTTGCTCCATTGTCTTTATCTTCATATATTGGATTCCCGAATTGGTCGTACCCTATAATATCTCCAAATCTAGTCATATCATACGGTCCTTTTATCGGAGTTGATATCTTATGCAACTTACTTGGCGTTTTTACTATAGAACTAGCTTTTTGAAATTCGGAGCCATCTCTAAATTCTACATCATATTTTGAATGCGTTGGCTGATTTGTTTCTTCCCTTAATGAAATATCGTTAAAGTAAATACCTTTATCGATTCCATTTGTTGAACTACCAATTGTGTTATTGTCTTGTTTAAACTCTTTTTTGGCGTAATCCCCCTGCAAAAGTAATCCTTTTTTATCTGTGAGGCCAGCTACTGGGCCTTCACAGATCAAATCTAATGCTTCATAAATCTGAAAACCAATTTTTGAAAAAGTTCCATCTGGAGGCATAAGATAAGAGGGCTTAGCTCCCTTACTTCTACCAGCGATTGATATTTTTTTTCTAAGTCTGTTTTTATAAAAACTCATTATGCTAAATCTTGGGCAACAACGTTTGTTGAGATAATATTTGATCCAATTCTCAACTCTCCATAAACCAAAGGAATGGGAAATCCTTGCACTACATTGTTTTCCAAATTGCTAAAAATGTAACTAGATTGATCGATTTTGGTTTCGACCTTCTGATCGGCCATTTTTGGCATTTCGACAGGAAACAATAAAGACATAACGCCTTGTATTAACATACCTATGGCCAAATTTGCTAAAAATCCACCACCAGCTAATGCGGTTCCCAACGCAGCAAAAGCTGCGCCTACAAAACCAGCTACTGCGGTTACCGCCGCCACAACAGCCGATACCACAAAAGCCCCATTTACAACGGGCACTATATGCACTTCTTCGGGCGCTTTGGCGGAAGAAAGCTGCTGTATAGTTTCCCATTTTTTATTTGGATTTTTTGGGTCTATAAACGCATAACTTAGACCTTCTTTAAATCTTGAAATTAAAAAATTTCTAACCCTGGAGTTATTTGCATTTAAAGCTCTTGTTATATCCAAAAGCTTGTTTACTTTAAATCTGTGCTGTTTGCCGCAGATTGTAGCTAATTCTCCATGTATTATAACATTAGTCATCCAAAAACTCCTTTAATCTTATTACACCTTTTTCTAGTCTTTCGAAATGAGGCATGTCAAATAAGCAAAATCTTTCAGTAGTTAAAGAATATATCAAAAATGGGTAAAGACAATTTTTTGAATTTTCGATATCGTACTCAGAGGGATCTTCTTTAGCACTAACGTGGGTATGGAATATCGCCAAAAGCTCGCCGCTTAATTTCCTTTCTAAAAAATCTGCGGGGTTTATTATAAAAATATCATTATCCTTTGAATGATTCTTTGCTGGCTTTAAAAAAAGCTCTCCATCTCCATAACACACAAAACCGCAAACTTCCTTACTCGTGTCTGTATTCGCGTATTCTACAAGATCGTTTATAAATTTATCCTTTTGGTGGGTATGCATGAGTTCCTGGGTATCCTCCAAACCTTAATTGGCCTGGAAATCTTAATTTACAATCAGAGACTTTTTTTGAGCATTCATCTTTTTGCCAATTTTTTGATATCGGTGGAAAATTTTCATTCCCCGATACGCCATTAGCGACACAAACATAATATGTTTTTAACCTTTCTGCTGGAGCAGACAAATCGGTTTCATCTTCTTTTCTTATGACAAAATTTTCAATTTGGACGAAAACGCAATCACCCTTGTTATAAGTATTGCTATTTTTCCATAATCCCTTAATTGTTGATGGAGATACAGCAGCTCCGCTAGCATCCGTGAATGGTTGAGAATTTGAGGTGGTTTTTGGCTTCCCCGCGTACCTGCATCCATGTCCTCTGTATATCCACGTACAGTATCTAGAATAAACATTTCTATTGGGAATATATACATTATCTAATTCAAAAACGGTAGATAATTCAAATTCAACCAATTCTTTTGTTTCCGTAGTTCTTCTGTTTATGTAAAAAGTCTGATCAGGTAGGAACATTTCGCCAGAAGCTTCGCTCGCTTGTGTAGAAATGTCAAAATATGGGTTTTTACCTCCTTCAAAATTTATATCATCTAAAAACCTTGCAAAAGTTCGTTTTCTAACCACTTTCGCACCGATTAAGTTATTATGGACTTTTAAATATTTAGATATAACATATTGTATATTGGATACCTTGAGCCTTGGTCTAGGCAAGCTATTATCTCCTTTAACTTCGAAACCTTCAGTTTCCATTGGATATGATATAAATTCCTGCCCTTGCCAAACAATCCTATCTGAAATTGATTTTTGATATGGGGTTAGAGCTAAGACGCTATTTTGATCTTCTGGCCAGTCATAATATATTAAATAAAATTCTAAAATTTGACTGGGTTCTAGAGACATAGCCTCTGAAGCCACTTTTTGGTTTATTCCTTCTGCCATATTTAAGTTTACACTTTAATTATTAAATTTATAATATATTATGATCCCCAGAATTAAAGATTTATTTTATAAATACCAAAAAAATATTTATTCGATTTTATCAAATGTGAATAGTCTAGAATACCGCTTCATAACAGAATCTTTGAATAATATAACCGAAGGGGATATTTGTGAGAATGAGCATCTATCCTGCTATTCTTTTATTATCAGTGTTAAAAATAAGGTAATCAACACTTCTCGATTTATTGTAGGTACAAAAACGAATCCAGATTTATTTCGAAAAAATGCATTAAAGATGTTAAATTCTTTAAATATACGCCCTAAAGCGCCCAATGGATTTAAATGGTACGGCGTTGGTTGGGATATAGAAAACGATCAAATAAAGATATATTTCTTAAAAAAAGATTTTTCTCAAATTTTTTGTAAAGAATTTCGCAGGAGTTCGGGCGCAAAAATAAGGGAAAAAATTTATCAAGTTGGCAAATATGTCACAACAATGAGAAAGGATGAGAAAATCATAGAACAGATAAACATAAATTCTTTAGAGCATGAAATTGTAGCCAAAATGAACAGTTTGGGGTTTGATTTAGACACATATAGTGAATACGACAATAAAAAAACATTTTATTTTGATTAATATGAGCCAGTATCATTTCACAGAAGAAATAAATCATAAGGAATGTTAATTTTGTACATATTCCTAAAAATGCAAGCAAATCAACAACTGGCAAAATGTTTAGTGTAATAAATACTATGGCAGATAAAAAAATATCACAACTTACAGAACTTACTTCAGCTAATGCAGCAAACGACTTTTTGCCAATTGTTGACACCAGCGCTGGCGAAACTAAGAAAATCGCCTTGGCTAATTTGCCGATGAGCGATGCTGCTATAGAGCAGTCTTACCCTTTCACAACGGACTTTCAATCTGGCACAGAGCAGACACGTAATTTGACCTCGATTACATCTTCGGATGGTTATTACTACAATAGTTCTCTTACTAGCATTTATGTAGGCAGTAATGTAACTTCGATTGGAAGTTACGCTTTTTATTACTGCACAAGTCTTACCAGTGCAACTATTGGTGATGGTGTAACCTCGATTGGAAGTTACGCTTTTTATGATTGCTCAAGTCTTACCAGTATGAATATTCCTAATAGTGTAACTTCGATTGGAAATTACGCTATTGCTGCTTGCTCAAGTCTTACCAGCATAAATATTCCTGATAATGTAACTACGATTGAAAGTGGCGCTTTTGCTTCTTGCTCAGGTCTTACCAGCATGAATATTCCTGATAATGTAACCTCGATTGGAAGTTATGCATTCAGTGCTTGCTCAAGTCTTACCAGCATAAATATTCCTGATGGTGTAACTTCGATTGGAAATTACGCATTTGCCTACTGCTCTGACTTGACGAGCATGAATATTCCTAATAGTGTAACTTCGATTGGAAATTACGCTTTTGGTTATTGCTCAAGTCTTACCAGCATAAATATTCCTGATAATGTAACTACGATTGAAAGTGGCGCTTTTGCTGAATGCTCAAGCCTGACCAGCATAAATATTCCTGATAGTGTAACTTCGATTGAAAGGGACGCTTTTGCCTACTGCTCTGACTTGACGAGCGTCAATCTGCCCGAAAATAATAACTATACGAAGATAGAGGATGAAACCTTTCGTGGGTGCAACAGCCTAACTTCCGTTGTCATTCCTAGTAATATCACCGTTATCGGTCTTCAGGCTTTCCGATACTGTATCAGCTTAGGCTCTATAACGATTCCAGATAGCGTGACAAAAATTCGTTTCAACGCTTTTGATGGATGCACCTCAGCTGCATCAATTAGCATCGGTAGCGGCATTGAAACTATCGAGGGCGGGGCATTTAAGAACTGCCACTCAGCTACTAGGGTTGACTGCTTTGCTACAAGTGCGCCAACGCTTCTTAGTACTCCAAATCACTTCGGTGTCAATACTACGGAGATTCACGTTCCAGTAG